GGCTGTAACGGTTGAACATCCCGCTGCCGCGCTTCAGCCACTGGTCGAGAGGGGCGAGGCTCATGCGGCGCTCCGGTCTTTGTAGAAGGGCGTCACGTTGTGGTGCGGCTGGTAGATCCGCTGCGTCGCGCCGTCGAACTCGTAGCCCTCGATCCAGCCGGTGCGGCCGCCGCGGTTCTTGGCCAGGCCAATTTCGATCGGCTTCGTCGGCTGGTCGCGCTGGTCATACGGCGTGTGCAGGAACATCACGATGTCGGCGTCCTGCTCAATATTCCCGCTGTCGCGCAGGTCGCTCATGATCGGCCGGCGCTTCTCTTTCTCGCACTCGCGGCTGAGCTGGCTGAGCGCGATCACCGGGATGTTCAGCCGCTTGGCCAGCTGCTTGAACGTGCGGCTGATGTGGCCCATCTGGTCGTTGCGGCTGTTGAACTTCTGCCGCGTCGTGACCAGCCCGATGTGGTCCACAGCGGCAAGCTGGATGCCGTGCCGGTGGCGATGCAGCGCGATCTGAGCGCAGATGGCGTCCAGGTCATAGCTATCCGTGTCGATCCAGAGCGGGATGTCGCCAAGCCGGCTGTACGCCTCCGCGCCAGCATCGACCTCGTCGGTGTAGCCGAGGCTGAGCTTGGTGACGTTGACACCAGCCTCGGCGGCCAGTGCGCGCACCATCAGCGCGTCGTCGCTCATCTCGAGCGAGCAGATCAGCGTGCCAAAGCCGTGGCGTGCGGCGTTGACGCCGGCCAGGTTCAGCAGCGCCGTTTTGCCGGTCGCAGGCCGCGCCGCAATCACGATCAGCTTGGGGCCGTGCAGTCCGCCGAGGCGTGCGTCCAAGTCACGCAGGCCCGTCGGAGCGCCCACGGTCACGCCGCTGTCGCGACGGCGCCGGATCTCGACAATCGCTTGCTCCGTGGCGTCGTAGACTTCGCTGAAGCGCTTGGCGCTGCCGGTGTTCGAAGCGGTGGCGGTGGTCAGGCGCTGCGACATCATCGCCACCAACTCTGCCGGGCTGTCGGTGAACGCGCGTTCCGCTACGTCGCACGCCAGTTCAATCAACGCGCGGGCCTGGGCCTTCTCGCGGACGCGGCCGGCGTAGTGACGCCAGTTCGCTGTACCGGTGCCACTCGCCAGAAGGTCTGAGAGTTCGGTCAGCGTCTCCGTGGTCGCTTCTCCGCGCCGCTGCAACTCGGCATTGAGCGCGATCCAGTCCATCGGCTGCCGCGCCTTGTGCAAGCTGGCCAGCGCCGCGAAATAGTCGCGGTGCGTCAGCCGGAAAAAGTCTGTGGGTGACAGCATCGCGAAGATGTCCCACGCGGCCTTGTCGTCGACCATCAGCGTGCGCAGGACGTACTCCTCGGACGGGATGCACATCGGGGGATCTTTGCGGGTCATCACAGGTCGTCCGGTAGCAGCGTGGTGGTCGGGGAACCGCCGTTGATCGAGGTGCCGGCAGGTAGCCAATCCGCGTTGAAGCCCTGCCAGCCGCGCTCAACGCAGATGCGGATCGCATCGGGGACTCGCATTCGCGCTTTCCCAGCCTCGCGCTTGATTCCCAACATCGCGTGAGGTGTGAGCGGAGCTTTTTTGGCTTTGCGAACGGCCAGAAAGTCCCGAGCTAAGTCAGGCGGCACGTCTTCGGCCGCCAAGAGTTCAAGCGCCGACGGCGCGCTATCTTTTCTTTTAGACGGAGACGGAGACGGAAACGGAGACGGAAACGGAGCATTGCTAGAAGCCACAACGTTTGTGCTACTAGCACTGCTATTTGCATCAACATCAGCATTGCTAGTAGCAGTGCTAGTAGCATCGTTGTCGGTTTCAACAGCAGTGCTATCAGTGGCTGGTGCTTGCTTCCCAGCATTGCGAACAGCAGCGTATTCAGGCACCGCACGATCGGCCGCCGCTTCGCCGTGATGGCGCCGCGTCGCGTTCCAACGAGCCTTCGCAGAGCGCTGTTCAGCTCCAGCAGCCCATGGATTGTGTTCTGCCCAATCGTGGACGGCATAAGCGCCCGGCTGGCCGTCGATGAAGCGAACATCGACCAGCATCTGGACGAATGCGCCCTCGTCGCCTTCAAAGCCGGCCGCAATCTCGATGTCTTCGGCCGTCATGCCCGACAGATCGCCGTCTGGCTTGTTCTGCGAAACCCACAGCAGCAGGCAGACGAGGTTCCACGCTGCCGCTTGCCCGCCGCGTTTGATGAGCTTCTTCGTCTTCGGATGAGACGGCAGCCCAACGCTGATGCGAGCGTCGACGTTCAAGCCGCCACCCGCGCCATGCGCAGAACGTCGACGGCTTTCACGACAGCCGGCCGGCGCATGTCGCGCAGTTCAATCAGGCGGTCGCTGATAGCGCGGGCCTCGTCGGCGGTCAGCACGCCGTCAACGTCAGCCAGTGCGGCCTGAATGTCGCGCTCCAGCGATTCGTCGGCGGCGTTGGCCAGCCCGAGCCGGCGCAGTTCGATCACGTCGTCCAGCATGCTCATGCGGCGCGCTCCAGTTCGGCTAGCTCGGCCTTGAGCGCGGCTTTGCGCGTCTCGACCGGGTCGGCGTACAGCTCAACCCCTTCACGAAGGGCGGCCAGCTGCAGCGTCGCCAGCGAGCCCGTTACGCGACGGATCGCCTCCAGCTGGCGCTGCTGCCACGGCCGCTTGCCGTTGAGTAGCAGCGACATGTAGGAGGCCGACACGCCGATGCGGTCCGCCAAGGCTTCCTGAGTCATACGGGCGTGGCGCAGCGCAAGCCAGACGGCGTCAGCCATGTCGCGGCAGATGCGGATTTCGCTCGCCGGGTGTTGGTATCGCGGCGCGGACGTTGAGCCGAGCAAGCCCATTTCCAGCTGATTCATGACAGGCCTCAACAGTGGTTTACAGTGCGTGACAGAGCCATGCCGGAACATGGCCGGCATGACGACAGCGAATAAAAAGCGCCCGGCGACGCTGGGGGAAACGACGCAGGGCGAGAGCCAGCCGCAAACGCGAGGGAGGAGATACGCGTCAGGGGGGAGCGGCCAGCAGGGAGACCAGAAGGCGTACGATCAACGCTCATACGCCACCCATGGAGAAGCTCATGACAAAGAAGCAGTCCACCAGCAAAACATCGACGCTGGCTTCAAAGGTGCTGTCCGGCAAAAAGAAGCCGACCGCGACCGAAGTCAAAACGCTGGCAGCGTCAGTGCTGAGCCAAGACGAGAAGAAGGGCAAGAAGTAGGTCACTGCGCCTCCACAAGCGAGACGCGACGTACAACCGACCGCTTGGGCACCCGCAGGAAGCCACAGGCCTGCGGGCTATCTGAATCAGCGTCGCCGACGTTCGGCGCCAGCATCAGCGTGGTGCTGTCTTCGGCGACGACCCAGCCGACAGACATGCATCGGACTGATTCAAGCGGCGGCAGGTCGCTGACAAAGCGCCAATCCGGGGAAGGGCGAGCGCTGTCCAGCCACTCGATCAGTTCGGGCCCGACCATATCAAGCCGCCTTCTGTTCAGAGCTGCTGTGGGTTGCGGGCTTCTTGCCGCGCTTGGGTGGTGCCGCGCCGTAAATGTCCGGGCGCAGTTCGTAACGGGTCACGCCGGTGGCGGCCTCGATGTCGAGTACACGCTCGGCGGGGATGCGGCCGCGCGCTTTCCACTCATGTACGGATGGCGGCTTGATGCCCAGCTTGGAAGCCAGAGCCGACAATCCGCCGGCAACCTCAATGGCCTTCTGGATAGCGTTGATATCGGTCATGTGGGCGATCTTAGGAGAGTCCTAATATTAAGTCAACAGGTCAATCCTAATATCTGCGCGGGCATCCTGTAGGCCATGCCTAAGAGCCCGCCCAACAATGACGCGATCGCGTTCGGCCAGCGCTTGGTTGCGCTGTTGAACCGATCGGGACAGCCTCGGCGCGGTGCCGGCGCCTACCTAAGCAAGCGGTATCGCGTCGCAAACGTCACGGCGAATGCCTGGCTCAATGGCGAGTACCGGCCCGAGACCGACATGGCGCGGAAGATCGCGCTGGACCACGGCTCGACGTTCGACGAGCTGTATTTCGAGCCGGCGCGCAGGCATGCAGTGCAGTTGGCGCTGGCAGAGGGAGACGAACAAGAACGGCCAGGGATGGCGGTGCGGGAGACCGTCAGCAAACGAGATAGGCCGGATTGGGTGGATCAGTCGGACGCGAAGGCGAAGTTCTGGGGGCTGGTATTTCGGATGGGGCCAACAATGACGGACGAGCAAGCCGAGATAGCGTGCCGGCTGCTTGAGGCCATCGCCCCAGCAGTGCCGGCCAAGCCGGCCGATCCTGTGACGAAAAAGCGTGGGCGGGCCAAGCCGAAAGGGTGAACCGTGTCACAGCTGCTGGCATTATCTTGGGCACAATCGCGGCTTGATGACCTGGGAGGGCTAGTGATGTCTTTGATGGATTGGTTTATGGCGGCCGCTGCCGTGGCTGTCGTGCTGTTCTCGATTGCAAAAGGGAAGCGCTTCCTATCTTCTGGCCAGGATGGCAACTCCGCATTGCCGTCGGTCGCCATCGGCAATGAGTCACAGCGAGTCGTCGTCACTGACCTGCAGATGCCGTTCTTTTCGATGGTCATCTTCATGGTCAAGTGGGCGATCGCCGCTATACCAGCCTTGATTATCCTCGGCGTCTTTGCGGTCTTCGGGTTTACTTTGATCGGGTTGCCTTTCGGTCGCTGATTCAAGCGATACGCAGTCATTCAACCGCAAGGCGTAATGCTTTGCATACATGGGAGAGGAAACAAATGATGAAGCTGATCGCGGGTCTTTTCGTGGCCGCTGCCGTCACCGGCTGCGCCAGCCAGGCCGGTCCGTTCGTGACCAACATCTCAAGTGATGGCCGTGGCGGGATCGTGGTCGAGAAGTGCATGGTCCGGTTAGACCGGACGATCAACACCGTTGAAGCGTCGAACTGCACCAACTCGCAGATCACACTGTCCAGCGGGAGCGCAGCTCCGGCAGCGACTCAGCAGAAATAGTCGAAGTGCTGCACCGAACCCCGCCCAGTGCGGGGTTTGCTTTGGGGGGATGATGGAAAACGACAACCCGATGTTGCCTATTGAGCCCGAGGCGTACAGCCGCTTGCTGCGAGCCTTGGACCGGCCAGATCCGACGTGCCCGGTCTGCGGCCGGGATTCCTGGCGGCTGCAAAGCTCAGAACAGCATCCGAGCGTTCTGTTGAACCTGCTGACCGAAAAGGGCCAACAGTCTGCGGTGCATTTCTATACCGCCATCAACTGCACCTGCGATACCTGCGGCTACATGTATCTGATCGACCGCAATGTGATGCACAACACGCTCATGAAGCTGACGGGTAAGGGGGCGACTGATGCCGATTAAGGGGCCTAACAAGTGGTTCGAGCCTAGGAACGGTCGAGTTGACGGCATCACCGGCGGCGGGGATGATGGCGGCATGGAAGCGAGAATTGCACGAATCGAAGCGCACGTTGACCATCTCCGCGAGACCCTTAGCGAGGTGAAGGCGGACACACGCGACATCAAGTCCGAAATGAGGACGGATTTCCGCGTCGTGTTTGGCTCGCTGATCGCCGGCATAGTCGGCTTGGCCGGCATCATGGCTAAAGGCTTCGGTTGGCTTTAGCGATATCTGCTGCTTGAAGAACCCCAACCCGGCCCAGCGCCGGGTTTTTTGTGCCCGCTATTTGTCCCGGCTGATGACTTGCAGCAACGCTTTGACTATCTCTGTCTGGGGCAGCGCGATCTGGACAGGAGAGTCATCCTTGCTTGGCCTGTCTGCCACCAGCTTAGACAGCATCATTCCGAGCGACAGTGGGATAGATGCTCCAACGATCAAAGCCACGATAACCAATGCGACCGCGTGAGGGCCCGCAGCCACAATTACGGTCAGCCTCTGAGGGTCGCAGAAGGTCCAGCAGATTGCCGCTAGCAGCGCGGCCAGATACAGGCCAGCAAAGCACAAGGCAACGACAAAGAGAACCCGCTGATGGCATCGCTTCTGCCGATCTGCTTCAAGCAGCGACTGAACGTCGCGGCTGAACTGCGCAGGCGCCGCGTCGGAGCCCAGATCAGGATCGTCCACTAGACGAGCCGAAGCGACCGTAGCTTGAAGTGCATGGCGGACGTCGATACGTCGAACTTCTTGGCCAACTGTTCCAGTGACGTCCAACCTTCCGTGATGACGAAATGCTCAACCCAGTAGTCTGGCATCAGCAAGTGAGCGGCAAAGCGATTTGCGGCCACTTCGGCTGGATCTGGGTTGCTCATACGGAAGGCGTTGGATGTGTCGCGGTTCCGCGTGCCGTGACCAAGGACGTGATGCCCAAGTTCGTGCGCAATAGTGAATCGCTGGCGGACTTTCGCCTCGGTCCCATTGTAGTAAATGGTCGGCGGCACTTCATCGGCGCTGTACAAGCCACTGGCCGTTTCGAACCAATTATCGAACGCAACAACCCGGACGCCCATTTGTTCGGCGATGTCTGTCGGGTCAATCGCTGGACCCCGTTGGGCCCAGTATCGACGCACCAACTGCAATGCATGTGTCGATTCGTTCATGGGGGCATCCGTTTGTAGCGTGCATCAACAATATTGCACCGCACCAGTATCGGGCCGGCGGTGCCCCTGTGCAACCACCGCAATGACCGTACTCACCAGGTAGATCAGGGCCGCAACCGTTCGTCGGCTGATCTTCTGTTCGCCCTAAATATTAGGCTGGGCCTATTGACTGTATCTTAGGACGCTCCTAATATTGACCCATCAACAACGCCCAACCGGGCAGATGGGGAAACGACATGGCACCAGGGGACACGGTTCGCATTCGGTACGGCTTCCACGCCAATCGCGTGGGCGAGGTCATTCGCATTGAGGGCCGGTTCGCGGTGATCCGCACCGGCACGGGCGTGGTCACGATCAACGTCGCTCATGTCGAGGTGGCGTAATGGACTTCGATCCTGTCGTCGCCGATACGGCCCGGTACTACGCCGAGCGCAGCGACGAGGCTGCTCGTGACGCTTTCGTCGAAGAGCGTACCGCTGAGATTCAGGCCGACATCCTCGCCAGCGATACCGAAGTCGAAGCGCTGATGGATCAGCTGTTCGCCAACGACGTCATCAGCGACGCCGTCATGGTCGCTTGCTATCGGGGCAATGTCGCGCCGCTGCAAGCCGTCATCCGCGCCGAAGCGATGGCCGAGGCCAAGTGCCGCGCCGAGTCGGAAGCGCTGCGGGGTGGCCTGTGACCACGATGCTCTACGGCGTCTGCCTCCGGCTCTGCGCTCTCGCCAGCCTGCTGGCGGTCGGCACGGCTGCCGCCTTCAGCACCGGCAGCGCGCTCTATGGGCCGCTGTTGCTGACCACGATCAGCACTGCCGGCATCGCCGCGATGACGGCCTGGGCTGCGGATCACTTCGAGGAGGCCGAGTGATGCGCATTGGTCTTTGGTCACTGATTCGGTCACGCCGTCATCGTGAGTCGTTCCGGCCCGCCGATGTTGTTGGAGCCGTAGCGTTCCGCTACCTGCGAATGCTCAACAAAGGCGCACCGATCACGGTGGCGCAGTGGAATGAAACGGTCGAACGCATCGCAATGCGTTATTCGGCTGCGCACTGGACGATCACTGCCGCTCTGCGTGTCCCGTGCTGGCCTCGCCGGGCTGCGACTAGGCCAGTTTTTCCATCCAGCGGTGCTGGGCGACCTACGCGAGTTCGGTGCCGATATTGGTTTCTCGGCACGGCTGCGGCTTTTGACCGACTGACCCAAATGCGTCGTTCACGCCAAGCCCGACTTGAGCGTGAAACCGAGCAGGCCGCGCGGACCTGTCAATGCTGCGGATTTGTTTCGGAACGGCAACTCGCAACCACGGTTCACGTCCGGCATGACGCAAAGACGGGACTCACCAAGCTTCAAGCCGACCAAGCCCCGACGACGCTGTGCGTCTCCTGTTGGAACCGGCTGCGTCCTGTTTTCCGAATCCGCGCAGAAGCTGAAGAGCTGAAGCGCCTGACCAATCAACTCAAGAAGGTGATCCATGAAAAAGCGGCTTAACACCACTGGCGATCTGCGGCAGGTGCTTTGCGACGCCATCGCGTCACTGCGTGAGGGTCGCATGGAGATCGACAAGGCCCGCGCTCTCGGCAAGTTGGCGTCTCAGGTTACCGAGTCGATCTACAGCGAGGCGAAGGTGATGGAGCTGCAACGCCAAGCCCGCGTCTCTGTCGGCCCGCTCGGTTCGCTCTCCGTTTCAGATCCGACCGCCAGCAAATGAACCGCCCCGGCCAGCTCACCACGCCGCTCCGCATGTCGGTCGGCTACCACGTCTCCCGCGCTGCCCGACGTCTCGGCTGGGCGCTCGTTTACGCCGGTGCGCTCTGCGCTGGCGGACTGATCGCCTTGATCGTCAGCCATGCGTGACGACGACGACGGATCAGCTTGGCATCACCACGAACAACTCCAGAGGCAACACGATGAAAGTCTACTCAGCGATCAACAAGGTGCAGG